AGAACGAGGAATAAAGCATGGCTACAAAGATGCTACGTCCTAACGTTGGTATTTATGTTGCATCTGCGGATGCGTTTGCTGACTGGAGCGCCCCAACGCTCACTGAAATCACAGACGCTACCAAGGTGTTCAACATCTCACCAGCTATTACTGACGACTACACCCTAAACATGACCGACTCAGCAACTGATACCTCACTGGCTATCATTGACAACGCTTCGGTTTCAACCCCTACTTATTACAACTACGAGGCATCTCTTGATGGCTTCCGTGATGAGAACCTAACTGCAACCTCAAGCTACAACAAGTTCCGTGACTTGTTCGCAACCGCAGATGTCAAGTACTTCTTGATTAAGCGTGTTGGCAAGGTTCACAATGCTGCATTTGCTGCTGGCGACGAGATTAGCGTTTATGGCGTTAAGACCGACTTCCCGGTTGACATTGCTGGCGATGGTGAAATGCTTCGTATCGGTGCTCGCTTCTTGACCACTGGTGAAGTTAAGGTTAACGTTGCCGTTGCTGCTGGCACTGCAGGCGTAGGCCCAGCACTTGCCGCATCAGTTGGTACCAAGTCTACCTCAAACGGTAAAATCAAGGTATGGTGGGTTCCTGCTGGAAACATCACCGGAACTGAAGACGCTTGGTTGGCTGCTCCAGACATCACTGACTTGTCAGCTTCTGGTTCACTAGACCTAACCGCAGCAATTGCGTGGGATGGTTACGACCTTGGTGCAACTGACTCAAACAAGATTGATGACCGTGGAATTGTTGACGAAGGTGCCGTTCAAGAACGTGGCTTCGCTCAGTTCAATGGCTCACTAACCTTCTTCCGTGGAATCACCTCGGAGACCACTGGTGCATACTACGACGCTTTTGAAGCGTTCAAGGCTGCTACCGATGGCTCACGTCCAAACGGATTCCTAGTTACCCGTATCGGCATCCCAGCAACTACTGCTGTCGCTGCTGCCCAGAAGGTAAACGCATTCAAGTTCATCGCTGACGCAGTGATGGACAACACTGAGGGTGAAGACTCTGTGAAGTTCATGGTTAACTTCCAGCCTCAGGGTAAGCTTGCTGTAAACGTTGCTGCTGTAGCGTAATAGCATAAAGCTGGCAGGAGAGGGGTTTGCGCCCATTCCCCCTCTCCTGTCTTTTACCATCTAAACGGGCGATACAACTCTAGAAAGGCGCAAACAAATGAGCGAAAACAACGTAGTAGACCTAGCAACCGAGGCACAGAAGCGTGGCAAGTTTAATCTTGCAGACGTAGTAAAGGGCCGTGGCTTCCCAGAGAAGTCAGTAGACATCTATCTAGATGCAAACTCAGCATATGAACTAGAACAACTCAACGAAGTAATGAATACCGTTACTGACACAGAAGAGTTGACTAAACTAGAAGCCAATGCAGTTGAACTAAAGAAGAAGATTGTAGACTCTCGTCTAACATTCCACATGCGTGGCGTTAGCCAGTACTCTGTGGAGTATGTAACCGAAGAAGCCGACAAACTCTACCCAGACAATGAAGATGGCACTGAGAACCCGAACTGGATTCGCCACTACCTTGCAGCACTTGTTGCCAAGAACATTGTGAAGATTACTGACGCTGAGGGCAACGAAGACTCCGACAAACTAACCACCGAGCAAGTACTTGAGCTTCGTGGTGTAATGCCGATTGACGCATGGACCTCCCTAGTTGAGACCATGCAGAAACTAACCCTAGCATCATCTTACTTCGATGCCATTACGGATGCTGGTTTTTTACCGAAGTCCTAACATGGGAGGGTAATCGTCAATATATAGTCGGCATCAAAGCTGCTATATCTGCAGGTATCCGTCCGGTCGCTATGCTGTTCCATGAGCAGCCTAGCGACCCATGGACCCGATTTGACTTCCTCCTCCTTGAGGCGTACCAGATGTTGCAAGACGAAACATGCAACGAATGTGGCAATCCTATTTGGGTGTGCAGAAATGAAAGTGCAACTAACGTTGGCTTTAAGGTTAAAGTAGCAAAGTGCTTTGCCAAGGCAGAGCTAGACAAATGGTACGAAAAAGAAGAAAAGAAGAAGACTACTAAAAAGGCGCATGGCGAATACCCTTATGTTGTGAGTTATACCTATGACGATGGGCCTTTGCCAAGTAGGGAATCATACTATCGAAGCCTCTCGGAATAAGTTCCGGTATGGTAAAATAGTAGTAGATAACAATACTTAGGCGGTAATCTTGGAAATCAAAGCGAAACTTTCCCTTGCGGTAGATGGGTTCAAATCTGGACTCTCGACTGCAAAGAAAGAACTTGATACTTTCGGAGCCAGTGGCTCTAAGTTTAACTCCAAGTTTGCACAGGACATCCGCTCTTCTTTTGATAACATTGGCCCTGGCATCAAGCGTGTTAACCGTGAGGTTAGTAGAGACTTTGATAAACTAACCAAGGAAATCGCAAGCAACAACAAAGCAGCACTTGGCAACATTTGGAATCCACTAAGCCAAGGCTTCAATAAAGCAACCGCCAAGATTGCAGTTAACTCTGCAGTCATTGGTGGTTTCTTTAAGAACATGACCAAGAGCGCATCTAGCCACGCTAAAGACGTAGATGCCCTAATTGAGCGTAATACCCGTAACCGTATTATCGGTTCACAACGGGCTGCTGACTTTGAAGCACGGGTTGCTCAGTCGAACCGAAGAATTGACAAAGCCTCAATGCGTGAGCAGTATGGCGCTAGACCTGCTGGCTCTGCCACTGGCCGAGGTTCCGTAACTGCCCCAGACACTCGAATTAAACTTGCTTCTTTTACTGCACCAGCGCAAGACAAGGGCTCACTAAAGTCTCGCATTGACCTTTACAAGCAGGATGCAAAAGAACTTGCAGCCTCTACTGCATATAAGGCTAAGTACGAAGCTGTCTACCAGATGGGCCGACTAAGCCGTGCTACGGCAGGACTCAAGCAGGAAACCGCCGCAATGTGGGCCAATGCAAAAGAGTCAGCTGCAGCCACCGCATATAAGGCCAAGTACGAGGCTGTGTATCAACTTGGTAGAGTTCGTCAAGCGATGGAAGCCAACAGGGCAATCTCTCAGCAAAAAAAGATGGACCTTGGTGCACTTGTAATTAGCGATGACTTCGAGCGCAAGATGGCCTCGACTCGCTATGCCCTTTATGATGTTGGCCAGCGATTCCTTGCCTTTGGTGCTATTGTTGTATCTTCCATGGCAGAAGCAATAAAGACATCTGCTAAATTTGAATCTTCGTTTACCTCAGTTGAGCGTACCACCGGTATGGTCCTAGGCAAGAGCGGTGGCCATGCTGAGGCTTTGAAGAAGCAACTACTAGACCTCTCAACTACAATGCCGGTCTCATTCGAGCAGATTACTCAGATTGCCACACTTGGTGCACAGATGGGTATCGCATCTGATTCTGTAGATAACTTTGCCGTTACAGTGACCAAGTTCTCTGCCATCACTGGCATCTCCGTAGAGACTGCCGCACAGTCCTTTGGTAGATTGGGCCAGCTGCTTCACGTCAATGCAAATGAATTTGAAAACCTATCTTCGGCAATCACTTACACTGGTGTAAACTCTGTTGCCACAGACCAGGAAATTCTCAGCATGTCCGAGTCTATTGCTGCTGCCGGTGTGCAGTCAGGGTTCTCTGCTCATGAGGTTATCGGCCTATCAGCTGCCCTTGCTTCACTTAAGGTTCGCCCTGAAGAAGCTCGTGGTGTTCTTGCTCGCCTCTTCCGTGAGATTGAATCTCAGGTTTCCCAGGCTGGAACCGGCCTAGATGACTTTAGCCAAATCCTTGGAGTAACCTCTGCTGATGCTGCTAATCTCTGGAAGCAGGACCCATCTGCATTCTTTGGTAAATTCCTAGAGGGTGCCCAGGCAACTGGCAAGCTAACTGAGACACTAACCGCCTTGGGTATCACTAACACCCGTGAACTAAACGTAATTCAGCGTCTATCGCAGAGCCAGGGTCTTTTGACCAGTACAATGGCAGACTCTGAGAAACAGTACCTGCTTGGTACATACTCAAGTGAGGCCTATGGCCTAGTTGTAGATGACCTAAACTCTAAGATGACAATGTTCCAAAGCACTCTTGAAATCATGAAGGCATCATTCGGAGATGCGATGAGTGGTGGCATTAAGATTGTTATTGACGGTCTCACCGGCCTAGCCAAGTTGTTTACCCAAATGCCTACTGGCATCAAGGCTACAGTTGCACTGCTTGGTGTATTCGCTGCGATTACAGCAGTTATCTTTGGAAGCCTAGCAATGGGTATTGCTGGACTACTTGCTATGAAACTTGCTATGAAGAACCTGGCAAGTGAAGGTATCCAGGCATCGATTAGTCTTGGAACATTTAATGCCCTTGTTGTGAGCATGATTCCTAGTACTGGACTTGCTGCTGGCGCATTGAAGCTTCTTGGTATTTCTGCAAAGACATCATCTACCGGACTTAAGACACTTGCAATTAGCATGAGAACCGTAATGATTGCAAGCGGTGTTGGAATCGCCTTGGTTGCCTTAACTATGGCACTTGATGCTTTTGGTAATTCAGCCAAGGATGTCAATGCAGATGCAATTGCTGCAGGTAATGCAATGCTAGAGGCCGGTGGAGGCGCAGATGCCTTTGGCAAGGCTCTAGCTGCCGACAAGACTGCAATCAAGGATGGCGCAGCAGCACTTGGCACACTAACATTAGCCTATGACGAAGTAGCCTCCGCCCGTGTGAAGGATGAAGAGCAAGCACTTGCTGTTGGTCGTGCAGCAGAGTCAATGGTTGATTCCTACAAGAACCAGACCGATGTTTCTGGTGGGGTTGTGGATGCGTATGATGCAATGTCAGAGGCTTCTGCAGCATACAGCCAATCAATTAAAGAGACCGAAGATTCTACTAAATCTATTACTGCAGCAATGGGTCAGCAAACTGCTGCCTTCTATGTTGAGGCATTTAGCAAGTACAAGGGTGCTAATGGAGACCAGGCTACATTCTGGGAGAACTACCTTGACCCGAAAAATGCACAGCTAAAGACAACCCTTGAATCATTTGGATTTAATGTCGGTGAATTGGTTGCAGCAAGCATGTCTAAGTCTGGTGGTGGCGCTGCTTATGTAGCTAATCTACAAAAGCAAATTGCGGATGCCTCAGTGGCTATCCAAAGCCGAGGTCCTGGTACTTCTGAGGCTAAGGCTTTGGGTGACTTTGGTAAGTCAGTTGGATGGACAAGTGAGCAAATTTCCTTAATCCAAAAGCAACTAAGCACAGACCCTGCAGAAGCCATGTACTTTAAGGGAATTGCATATACTGAATTTGATGCCTTTATCGCTGAAAGCGTCAAGGGGCTAGACGGTCTAAGCGTAGCTGCTACACAAAGTCAAGCAGTTATTGAAGCCAACAAAAAGACAATGACCGACCTTGGCTACTCTGCTGAAGTTGCCGATGGTCTAGTTGGCGGCTTGTCCGAATCGCTAAAGGGTTACATGGATGCAGCCTTCTCCGGCGAGGCAGCAAACAATGCTGCTGCAGACTCGTTCCAGACTTTTGCCTCTGGAGTAATGGACGTTACCGATGGCCTAGCTGGTGGCCGTCAAGACGTAGCAAACTGGGTTGGCTACATGAATTCAGCCCGTGAAGCAGCTATTGCCAATGGCGAAGGGTTTGCTGGTAGCGTCACAAGAATGCTTACTGGTATTGAAGCCCTGGGCAAGTCTGGCAAGAGCATCAAGAAGCCTTTTGAAGATATGAAAAAGTATCTTGTGACTGCTGCATCTGGTGAAGGCTTTAGTGACCTTGGTAAGAAAATTGCTACAGCAACTGACCCATCGCAGCTATCTGGAATTATCGATGCGTTCATTACCCTAAGCACGAACCAGGGGACTGCTGGCAAGTCAGCACTTGCTTATGGAATTGCGCTTAAGGGTGCACTGACACTTGACCCAGCACTACTCAAGACCCTAATGGCTGCGTTTACTGTAACCACAGATACAATTGCTAATACTGGTGGAGTTGCAAAGACCGCACTAGAGAAGTTGCAAGAAGCAATTGAAAAAGTATTCAAGGCTGGCAACGCAAAGATGGGCCTTGAGGCTGCTCTCGATAGCCTTGGTGAATCTATGGCCAAGAACAAGAAGGTCTTCAGTGTGTATTCTGAAGCAGGCAGAACTAACCTAGAGAACCTAAAGACCACCATTAACTCAATCGCAGAAAACACCAAGGGTGCACCTCAGGCAGCAGCAAACAGCCTAGAGTCACTTCGTCAGGCTATGATTAAGACTGGTGTAACTGCAGGTCCTGCAATGGCTATGATTACTGCTGCAATTAAAGCAACTGGTAAAAAGGGTAAAGCCGCTGCTGCAGAAGTTAAGATGATTCTTGGTAGCATCACTACCTCATTCAAAGAAGCAGCTAGGTCTGAAGCTAGAACAATTAGCGACTACATCAGCGACATTAGCAGCATCCTAAATGATGCTCTTCGCAACCGCTATGGTAAGCAAGAGGCAGCAGATTCAATCTCTGGCGCATGGCGCTCAATTGGTAAAGCAGCAACAGATGCTGCCAATGCAATTGCTGAAGCCAACAAGGAAATCAAGGCCACTACTGCCGACAAGGCTGTGCTCGAATACCAACTTGGCATTGCTGTTAAGTATGGCGACACCAAGCGAGCTGCGGTAATCCAAGCTAAACTTGACGATGCAACCAAGAGTCTTGCTGAGAATAACGCTAAACTTGCTGAAGCCCAGGCTGCAAGCAACAAGTCATTGACTGATTCAACTGAGGCTGGTGCTGGAAACAGGACACAGATTCGTGGCATAGTATCCTCAATGAATGACTACTTGATGTCTTTGGCTCGTGCAGGTAAGTCTAATGCAGAATTAAAGGTTGAGGCCAAGACTCTTAGCGATGACTTCATGAAGCAGGGTAAGGCCCTCGGCTTTGCCGAGAAGGAACTTCAGACTTATGCTGATGCTTTCACCGGTGACTTCACAAAGGCTGTCAATGCTGTGCCTAATGATATTACCCTAAAGGTAAACACCGACCCTGCACTTGCAGCAATTGAAGAGTTCGTTGCCAAGGCAAAGGACTCACTTGGAACTATCGGTATCATTGCTCCAACCGCAACTGACACAAAAGCTACAGTAAAGGCTCCTATTACTGCTGCACAGAAGGCAACAATCGCTTCTCTCGCATCTCAGGTTAGCACAACAACCGCTCAAATTGTTGCACTACAGAAGTCCCCAATAAAGAATGCCGCTGCTATCCTAGTTCTTGAAGCAAAGCGTGACCGCTTGCGTGAACGTGCAGCAGCAGTTACTGCTCCTGTAACTAAGGCAAATGGTGGCTACATCTCTGGCCCTGGAACCTCAACCAGCGACTCAATCCCTGCCATGCTATCTAATGGTGAGTATGTAATCAAGGCTAATGCTGTAAGTAAGTATGGCGTTGACTTCATGAACTCAATCAACCAGATGAAGGCTGCTCGCCCGATGCCATCAGGTATTGGCGCAGGAGGTGTCGGAGGGTCTTCTGTGGTATACTTGAGTCCAGAGGACCGCCAGCTGCTTCGTGCAGCGATGGACCGACCTATTGCTCTTTACACAGAGAATTCAAAGATTGCTCAATCGGCTAACGCTGGTAACGTAGTCTTGGCACAGAGAGGCACTAACTAATGGCTAGCCTGATTTACTTCGGCACCGCAGATAAGCAGTCCTGGATTAAGGCACCTGCTTCGGGTATGGCTGCCGGCTCACAGGGCTGGGGAGCAGAAAGCCAGCTTCGCTCTGGTCGAGCATTTGTAAAGCGCTCATCGGCCTCACACCGCCGCTTTAGCCCTAGCTGGGTAGGCTCATACAATGCCAACGAAGAGGCATCTCTACAGCACATCATCAACTACTCTGAAGGCCTCTATGGCAATGGTCCATTCTATTTCGTAGACCCATTTGCTGCTAACCAGAATGTAATGCCACCTCACTGGGCTGCTCCGATGCTAACCGCAACTGACTGGCCTGAACTTGCCTCTGGCTTGGTTCCTACATTCAGCATCTCTAGTGTAAATAACTCATACCCAATGAAGTATGTAAGTTACACAACTACCGACTCTTATGCAAGTACCAAGAAACTAACCTTGATTATCCCAAGCGGATACAAGTTGGCATTCGGCTGGCATGGTCCTGCTGCTGGCTCAACCTCTGGTGTCCGCATTGTGCCTTACCTTCGCTCAACTGGACTTGCAGACACTGCACTAAACCCAACCAAGATTACTGCTGGCGGTACTGTGCGTACCAACACAAGCATTAGCGGAACCACCTACTCTAAGGTAGAAGTCTTTATTGCTACCACTAGTGCATCTACCCTAAACATCACAGCGATGATTGGTCAGATTATTCCGCTAGCATCTAGCGTTGCATCTGGTGGCTTTATTGCCGGTAAGGGAACCACCTCAGTTGAGTTTGGTCAGCGACCAACAATTGAATACTACTCATCGGCCATCAACGAGGGGCAGATTGGTATGTCAACTACTTGGATAGAGGTTTAGTTTGTCTGTTCGACTACTAAATAACTCCGGTAATGGAACCGTCGTAGACGGCAGCATTATCAGTTACTCATACTCCGAGGACGTAACCGCCCTGCAACCTGGCAGTAGCACCGGTGGAACCGGTCAGGTGACAATCACTGCAGTTGAAGTTGCCCCTGATAAGGTGGGAAACACTCACCCTAATACCAAGTTGATGATTAACAATACCATTACTTTGGAAGACTCTGACTTTGGCAGTGTCAATGTACAGGTAAAAAAGATTTCGACCAATGCTGGTGTTGCTAGCATTACTGGAGATACTGCACAATGGCGACTAAACACTAACCGAGTTGCTCCTCCAGTTGGCGGTCAGGATGCACCTCTTCCGACCATCTCCTCAGCAATCTACACTTACTGTGGCCTTGTTGACATCATCCCAATTATCGAAGCCGACCTCGAAGCCGAACTGGATGCTATTCCAGTTAACTTCATTGGCTGGAGTGGTAACGTCTGGGAACATTTGAAGATGCTTTGCTCTGCAGTTAGCTCAAGCACCCTAACTACTTCTGGCATTGAGGTATTTGTTAATGACACTGGAGTTACTTTCCGTAAGGCACTTAACCGAGTTGACCCGATTGCCAATATGGAATCTGAAGTTTCATTTGCTGTGGACACCTTTGATGCAGCCCAGCAAATCGGCCTATACTCTTACAATACTTCTTATGGCCTAGATAAAGTAATCTACGAAGCATCTAACTATGCCGATGGGGCTGACCCAGCAAACACATTCCTAGCAAGCCTAACCGATGGAATGACTGTTGAAGCCGGTCAGACCATTACAAAAGTATTCAAGATGGATGCAACACTTGAGTATGTTAATCAGCCAGTATGCGTCAGTACAATCACGAGAACTTACCCAGCTCCCTATACTGGAGACACTGGTGAATATGTTATTGTTGGTACAGACAACCTACCTATTGACCCAACTCAATGGGAAGAACTTGGTGGCACTTTAATTATTGCTTTGACTGACAACCCAGATGAGATTGAAGTCACAATCACTGCACCACCTGAGCCTGAAATCGGTCAGGCTATTGGCGGAGGAGTTGGCTATGCACCATACAAGATTGGTGTTGAGGTTGCTGACGATGCAGAGTACCCAGCATTCTGGATTACCGGCACTGGCGTATTCTTTAACAAGCGACTTCACCAATACGGCACAGGTGCCGACACAGCATATGCTGCTAAGATTGATGGCACCACAATTGACAACCCATTCATTACAACTGAAGCAGTTGCTAAGTCTCGTGGCGTAGCAGCGGCTCAGGCTGCCTGTGGCCCAACAGTAACCATGTCATCCACAGTTGCTAATGCTTCTGGTTTTAGCCAGGCCATCGGTACAACCATCATGCTTGAGAGCAATAGGTTCCGCATTGAGACTGCAAGTTACTCCGAAAGCAGCGTAACCCTAACTGGTTCTGCTTGTGCAGTTGTTGAAGATTTTAACGATAAGTGGACCGGCAAGACCTTTGCTGACTTTACAGACATCGCATTAAGCGAACTGACTTATCCAGATGAAGCACTAAAGTTTAACGAGTTTACAGTTATCCCACTTATGGAGGCGCAATAATGGCGATTTACCCAAACAGCAATCTACCCTCTGCGTCGCAGCCATGGGGTCGTGAGATTCAAAAGAATGTCGAGAACGTCACCGCTCAGTTCCTAAGCGAACGTACTAATAACACTGCTAGGGATGCACAGCTGGAGGCATCCTACAAGCGTTTGAGTGCTACTAGCATTGAGACCGCAGCAGCAGTTGTGACTGCTCAAGCAGCAGCTACGGCTGCAGGCACAGCAGCGGCTACCGCAAACAGCGCCATCTCAGGTTTAACTAGCCTTGGTTCTGCCGGTAGCGCCTATAGCGTCTATGCAAACAACATTACCGGTGGCACAATTACTGGTGTGACCTTTAGAACTGCAGCATCTGGTACTAGGATTGAGCTGTCGGGCACTACCATGAGTACTTACTATGGTGTCTCTTTAGTTGGATACGTCTATGGCGATAGCGAGTATGGCGGTTCATATAAGTTTGTAGACTCAGGTGGCTCTAATGGAGTAACTGTTTTTAATAGTCAAACCATTCTTCGTGGTCCTGTTGGTAACGTATTTATCAACGGTTCAAACCTACAAATCAACTCTAGTTCAAGTGTTGACCTAGTTGCATCAAGTGGATTTAATGTTACTGGTGGCATGAGCGTTAATAGCGGAGACTTGGTGGTGAATGGCGCAGGTACTATAACTGGAGCGTTAAAATCAGCCTACACCTATGCCAATACAGTAACATCAGCAGCTAATATTTATATGGCATCTGATGGCATCTTTAAGCGAAGCACTGCATCTAGTGCTAGGTTCAAGGAAAACATCCAAGACATTAAGTTAGTGGCTAACCTAGACCCACACAAGCTACTAAGTCTTCCAGTTCGTGCATTCTCCTATAAGCCTGAGCATCAGCCCGATGCAAGCGACTCAAGATATAATGTATTAATGCCAGGTTTTATTGCAGAAGAAGTGGAAGAAGCGTATCCGCTTGCTGCTGACTTCGATGATGGCGTTCCATATTCTTGGAACGAGCGTATGGTAGTTCCAGGCCTACTTGCCCTTGTGCAAGAACTTTACCAAAGAATAGAAATACTAGAAGGAAAATAATGAGCGAAAACACAGAACTGGATTTTCAAGAAATCCTAAAAGCATTCCGTGAATTGAATGCAGCACAGGCGCAAGAGATTGCAATCCTCAAGGCTACAATCGTAGCTTTGCAAAAGAAAGAAGTTGAATAATGGCAGGCGTAACACCAAAGGGTATTTCCTACCCGACATCAGGCGATAGCATTGCTCCGCTTGAGACTCACTTTCAAAGCCTAGCCAGCACTGCCGATAACCTTGGTACCGTGTCTGGCAAGAAGACGTTTAATGGTCCAACTGCTACTGGTGGTACCGTTGATGTCGATGTAACCTATGGTCAGACATTCCCAATTGCGCCTCAGATTTCAGCAACTATTGAAGGTCACGCAACTTCAAGCGTTTACGCTTCAACCATTCTAGGCGTTCCATCTACTACCGGATTTAGTATCCGTGTATTCCGCTGCAATGGTAGCGGAGTTGAAAACGGCCTCAAAGTAATGTGGCTAGCCAACACCTACATCGCACCGTAAGGATAAATAATGGCAATTCTAAAAGCAAAATTCAGGGCACCATACTTTGAGCCAACTAAAGGCGACCGTCGTGATGGCCTAAACAAACTGACCATCGGCAATAGCGGTGAGCCTCGCAAGAATCCTCACCGTGGCTCTGACTGGGGCGGCAAGCTAATCACCTCAATCTCAACTGGTCGAGTCACCGAAGTGTTCTTCTCTGAACAACTAGGCAACTGCTTGACCATGAAGAACGCCGATGGCGTGTTCATCCTTTACGCTCACATGGCAAAGCCATCAAGCCGTAAAGTTGGCGACATGGTTGTTGCTGGCGAGACTGCTATTGGCATGGTTGGCAACACTGGCTCATACAGTTTCGGTGCTCACCTACATGCAGCAGCAGCAAAGCACAAGCAGCCACACCTTGCTCCACAGGGTAAGTTGCTTGACTTGTTCACGCTAATTGACAACTACCAGGTCTCATTGAAAGCAGCCTAGGCAAGGTACAATAGTATTGGGCGAGAATGGAAGATTTATGATATTGGATATCATTAGACGGACCTTTGCGGTCATTATCTTGAACGTCACAAGCGCCTTCGTTGGCGGTGCCTTCATTGGCCTAGAGGTTTGGCAATCATCTTTGATGGCGGCCATCTCTGGCGTTATGGGTGTGGCTCAAGAGCTTTCTCGCAGCTATCTACATGATGGCAAGCTAGACGCAGATGAAATCAACCGTGCGTTTGGTAATGCTGCAGATAAGACCCGACCGAAAAAGTAATATGTCAGAAAATACTACAGATATGACCATACTCATTGCCATTGGGCGCATTGAGGAAAAAGTGGATAACGTACAAAGGACCCAAGAACGTATGGAAAACAAGTTCGATGCCCACGATAGTAGGTTAACGACTGTAGAGCACGACATCACAGAACTAAAGACTCAGCGTGACAACAAGAGCAGCAAGATTGCTTTATCGCTTGCCGTAATTGCATTGGTCATCGCTGCACTAGGAGTCCTAATAGGGCTACCAGCAGTATAGGAACTACCCGACAAATAGACAAAACCCCCGGTCATGAGGTGAGCCGGGGGTTTTGCTTTATCTGGGCTAGGGTGCGACCCTACCATTCTTGACGAATACCTTGTGTGTTACTGGCATACATCCCGAGAAGAACGTTTCCATCTTCTCTGCTACCATCTCGATTTCCCTCTGAGGGAACGATGGATAGGTACTTGCTTCATCTTTTGTGCGTAAACTCAAGAAGTTCATTAGGCTTCTCGCATTCATTGTGACATACATTGAGCTGAAGATATTCACAGGTAGGACCATTCTCGCAACTTCACGAGCAATGCCATGGTCTAACATAGTTAGATACTTACCATAGGCATCTTTGGATGATGCCATAATTAGTCTCTGAGTAATTAGCGTATCTTCTGCTGTGCCGGGGATAAATTCATAAGCCCCGACTTTGCCAATCTGGATTAGGTTGCGGTCTAGATGTGGCAGGTAAAACACTGGTTCAAGTTGCTTGTATCTTCCGGACTCTTCGTTATAAGATGCCATGCGGTGACGCATGAACTCCCTAAAGACGAAGATTGGTGCTTCGATTCTGAATGTAAAACTGTTGTGTTCAAATGGTGAGCCATGCCTGTCTCGCATGAGGTAGTTGATTAGCCCCTCATCACGCTCAGGAGCGTCCTCTGCGCCACTTGACACCCTTGCTGCCATAGCCACTGCTTTGTCGCTTGCCATAGCGTCTACAAGCTCTACAGTGACATCCGTTCTAAACGTTATATTTGTCATTTGCCTCCTTATTTCTTTTTTTCAGCAGGCCATGTTCCGCCTGGTTCAACCTTCTCTGCAATTGAGATAGCAACCATCTGCCTAATAGCAGCTTGCTTGTCTCCGTGGCAACCCTTTAGTCCGTAATCTTTATTGACTACAGCCCAGCGACCCTTGCAGTCTGGATGTTTTTGTGATAGATAATATGGCATTATTTTTCCTTCTTGTCATTTGAATAAAAACCTGAACCATTAAAACTTACCAGCGGTGAATAGTATACCTGCTTTGTTGGTGATTTGCAAATCGAGCAGGTTACTTCTTCTGGTTTATCTTTCATTGCACAGGTGATACTGTTGTCGCTACCGCAATCCGGCTTAACGCATCTGTAATTATAAGTCGGCATCTTCTTCTCCGAGGTCAGCTGCATAAAGATACTTGCAGTCGTCACAGTCTTTTACTTGGCAGGTCGAGTCACAGTGGAGACAACCAAAGCCGTACTCGTTCTCTACTAACCGATAGACCGGCAAGCCACAAGAACACATGTACTGGATTCGGAAGTCAATGTCTGCTTCTTCATCGTGGATAGTGTCTACATAAACCTCCAGAGGGATGCCCTTCTTTGAGAAGAACACCCCTGCTGGACCACCCGTAGGTAGTTTAGTTATACTTTTCTTCTTGTAGTATCTATCTAAAAGTACTTTAAATAGACCTATAAGTTGTGTTATCAATACTCTTTGACCCCCTCATCCACTTACCGCAAGAGTTGCACTGAAAACGCTGGTAAGTAGAAGTGGTGGTACGAGAGAACCCTCTACGCTGTAGGTCGGTAGAGGCACAATTGCTGCATCCATCCTCAACGCCATCATACAAAGCAGCATGAGGGTGATTCTTAATCCAAGGCTTGAGCTTCTCGTAAAGGTCTACAAGTAGGTCTACATCTTGAATCTGGTATTTCTTCATCTCTTGCCAGGCCTTGTTGTCTCCGGCCATACACTTAAGCCACAAGTCGAAACCTGAGTGCTTCACCTTTGAGCCAACGCCCAAGGTCTGTGCTACATAATCTAGTTTGTTCGATGGGAACTTGAACTGAGACTTGACAACTCGCATCAGGTCTAGGTCCTTGTAAGGTGAAGGTGGCAACATGCCAGCCTGAATCATCTCACGCTTCATGTGCTTGCTGTCGAATGATGCTGAGTTCCAGCCGATAACAATATCTGCCTCGTCCATTACTCTGTGCATCTCGTCAAGCATATGCTGCTTGCCATCGTGGTGAACTGACTTGAAGAGAACTTTCTTCTCACCATACCAACGAGCACCAAAGCAGATTACTTCAGTTGACTTTGCAATCTGTCCGATGGATACGTTCTGGTCCCATAGCCCCCAAACGTGAGCTAAAATTGGACTTGTTTCTAGGTCTAGAAATAGAATTTTCATGCGCCCTTAATCCTTCCATCCGGCTGTCAAAGTCGGCATATGTTTGTTATTCCTTAAGTATATCACGGCATGGCGCACTGCGTCATTTGCGTGAGGCTTACCTGGAATATGCAAGCCCATCTTCTTCAGCCTTGCGTCATCGCACAGTGGCTTCAGCTTTGGTTCTTGGTATACGATTGGTATCACTTTGCCGTACATGCCTTCTAGCGCACCGATAATGGACACTGGAGATAGGTCTGCCCCGTAGATACCTTCTCGTAGAGTGAATGATTCACACACAACCAGGTCTATAAGCATGTTATCAATCACGTCATCTACGAAATCGATGAACCCTTTAAGGCCACCAATAATCTGGCCACGCTTTAGAAGTTCCGGGAACTCATTTTCAACTACATCAAATACTGCATAGCCAGTTGTGCCACCTGGGTCAAGACTAAGAATTGTTGCCATTGTATTTCCCTTCTGTTTCGTCTGTGTAAACCTCATAAGCGGTTCTGTTCTTTAGTGTTTGCCATAACTGAAAGCATTGTTTCGCTAAAGGATAGGTAGAGCCACTCTCGAACTTTACTGCGTGGAACTTAACTGCTGGGATGTCATACCTGACATCTTCAAACTTGGCCTTCATGCTGGTGTTTACTGTCGCCAAAGATTTCTCCAAAGGCTAGGTGAGTGGTTGAATTCGATTGCAGCTTTTTCTTCAGGCGATTCATATAAGCGGATGATGTGAATACATGGGTCACTTTCTTCGTACTCTTCATCTTCCTGCTCGCTGGTAGGCAAGCCATCGTGTGTGTAGCAGACAGCCGGACCACACCAGCCATTGTCCATGCCGTGCTTTAGCCATTCATTATAGTCCATTTCTAGCTCCTAGCTTCTTACTAATAGTGCTTTGATTGACTCCAGTGAGTTTTGATACCATACCTTGAGATGTGCCCATGCCAACCGCATCAGCGACAAGGGAGTAATCGGTGCTAGAATTAGCCCGACTATACAAAATGTTCCTAAGAATATCCAGAGTTCCAACATTCAAATTACCACCCGTTCTGTTGTTCTTATTAATTAGTTTACTGATAGTCGAGTGATGTATTGCACCATTGACAATTGCAGACAGTTGTCTGCTTGAGAAGACTTCGTACTCGCCCAGGTCTTTCAGGTGAGCAATGATATCTTCCCTTGACAAGGAGGTGACTGTATCTCTTAACCAGATAGCCTTGTTAAGTGCCGAGGCAACTTGCATTTCTTGTGCTCTATCCATTTACAATCACCTCCAAATAGGTCTTACGTTCTTCTACTACCAGTTGTGCACGAGCCTGAGAATGTAGTGCTTGAACCATCTCATCGAATTCACGCTTACGCTTGTTGCTGAACTTCTTGTAAGCATCTTCGTATCGAATCTTGCCACCTCTATCAACGATAAGGGTTTCAAGTTTGTCAACATCTCGTTGCCATTCAGAAGCAGAGATTGCTCCGGCCATCTGAGTCAAGTTCCAGAACCATTCTTCTGAGTACATGATTGCAGTTAGCAGGTGTCGAGTCTGCACTTCTTCTGACTTGTCGTACATCGCTAGCAATACTGCACACTTCCAAACGGATAGTGATAGTCGCTGGCGAGATGGTTCGATTGATTCCTTCTCCGGGTGGTTCTCGGCAAAGTTACCCATCTCCCACTTGTACTGATTGAATCGCTCTAGTGCCGGTTGGCTTAGGCGAATCGGGCGAGGGCTTGGTCCACCCTTCTTCTGCCAGAACATAACGCTATCTGACAGGCTCTTCATCATTGACTCCATAACATCATCACGAACATTTACTTCGTATTCATCAGCCTGCTGAATATCTTCAGACTCTTTCGTGCGAGGTGGTGTTGGTGCTGTGACATAGATGAATCGAGCCAAGAAGCCTGAGCGGAAGTACTCGGTTGTGAGTACGTCTGCGGTCTTCGAGGTGATACCCATTAGGTACATGATGAAGTTAGTCTCAGCACGTTCCGTCTGGGTCTTGCCCTTTGAGGAGCGGATAGTCACAGGAACATGGCCATCGTACAACTCGGTGAATCGTTCTGCAGCTGAGGCCATGTAGGTCTTGTTGATAAAGTCCTTAAACATACCCTGTACTTCATCTCGGTGAAGCAATGAAGTCTGCTTGTCTCTCTCACCCAGGATGGCCGTGAGGCCTTCAGGTGTGGCATCCGAACCGATATCAATCTGGTAGCCAGAGAACTTCTCATACTGGCGTACAGCCCTTAGCATCAGGTTCCTAGAGGTTGACTTACGAGTAAGTGTAGTCTCACCTAGAACCATGAACCAAAGATTCAAGCCCATTTTGCCAAACTTAGGCACAGCATAGCCAACATCAGAGAAGACACAAGATAGCAGTGTCCACGCCGAGGCGTTCTGATAAGCAACTGCACCATCGGTCTTGCTGGTTGCCCAGTCACGATAGATGTCAATGAAGTTACGGTGCTCTAGAACAGTTAGTCGCTCTGACTCAGTTAGGAACTCTGGCTTGATACTTACGATATCAGGAGTCTTGTCAAGGTCTGAGGTATCGATAACCATTGGAGCGTTGGCATCTTGCACGAACGATGAACCTGCTCGCTGGACTTCACGCCACAGGTCTCCGTCTGCATCCATACGCTTAGGGCGGTTAGGTGAGTGGTACTTGTTGCACTTAGCATTGCGAGTGACAACGAATACTTCTTCAGCAGTTAGACCTTGCTTGAACAAAGCAATCTCTAGTTTCCAAAGCAACTTGCTCATGTCGGTGGTAGCCGATGGCTCGTCTAGGTACAGCCCCATGATTTCAGGAGTAGACTTCAACTTTGCCATGGTTGCCATTAGTGATGGCCAAGTTTCTGGCAATTCCTCAAGCGATAGTTCTCGGATTGGCTCTACTTGAACATCACCATAGTGCAACTCAAGGTCATCGAGAGTGTAGATTGCGCCATTAGATGTAGCAGTTACTGGCTCTTCTTTACCTGGCTTCATATTCATGGTGTTCGGGATGCGTAGCAACTTGGTAGTGTTCCAGCCCGAGGTGTCACAGCCTTGGTGGTTGTGTGCATAAGCAATCTTCTTGGCTAGCAAAGCTGCCACCTGAGGGTCTACAGGCTCAGTCAGCATCCAGTAGGTGTGCCAGTGCCCGGTAGATGTTTGCACAGAGATGGATGGCTGAACTAGAAAGTTGTCTGGCTCACAGGTATCAGCATCAGCGTAGATTACCTGAACGGTCTTGGCGTTCTCCTTGATACGGCGAGGCGCATTGAAAAGGATTGGCGAGTAGTAAACATCTTCTCGTGCCTTAGCGATGGTAAGTGCTTCCATCTCGGACTTCTGTGCTGGATACTCAAAGAACTTCTGCTCTGTCAGTTCTCCAGATGCAGCACCTCTGGTGACGATTGTTGCTAGGCCAGTTGCATCGCCATAGATTGCGGTAAGAAAATCACCCGTCTTCATATATCCTCCTTATTATTGTTTATCTCTCGTGAACCGCTGGGACTCGAACCCAGAACTTCCCCTATCGAGGTGTTATGCCTATTTCACTACGGTTCTAGCCGTTCTCGTACGAGGGTGGACCAACCTTGATGGATGCACCCTGGTTGGCCTAATGTCTGTAATCAGATTTAACCAACCAAGTGTGGTGCACTCGTTTATCTTACCACCTGCCTCGGCAATGGGTGACAAGACCAGCAATTCCGTAGGACTGCGTACCGTGGGATTAACCAAAGCACCGTTGCGAAAGGAACTGCTGTTTACTACTACCATGACCTACGCACATAAGTGGTAGATATCGGGGAGGTAGCCTGCCCTCGCTCCCTGCGCTGGACTCGAACCAACGACATTTCGGTTAACAGCCGAATACTCTACCAACTGAGTTAGCAGGGAATGTTTATTGCAAGTGTCCCGACCTGGAATCGAACCAGAGTTGTACGCACAAAGGAGGAGAGATAAAGCGTACAGTACCAACGGGGACTAGCGAGGTAGTTTTAAGTCATACCTCAGGACTGCCCATTAGGCTATCTTACCAGACAGCGCCAACTGCGGTTGCTCCAGTCGCTGCAAGTGCTGCAGCTGCTGTGTCGGTGGACTTATCAAACCCACCTACCTCGTTACGAGGCTGGTTATTCTGGTCAACACCAATCTTCACACGAACACCGATTGGCTTACCAAGCAAAGCCTCAGGCTCTGGAACGGTGAACGAACCAGCACCCATATCAATGCCGAGCGAGGAGAAGAACGCCTTGGTCTTCCAGAAATCTTTTGCTACATAGAGTGGAACGTAACTGAACACTCGGCGGTTTGCAACGCCATTGTCAGTCAGTTTGAACTGGATGTTGAATCGTGGCTTACCTTCGTTAGGGCCAGACTTAACTGTCTCTGATACTACGTTGAAGATGGTGGCATTGTAACTGCCTTCTGGAACCGGAGTGTAGTCTCCGCCAGTGGTTGAATCTAGTGCTTCCTGTGTGATGTCGAACTTAATTGCGCTCATTATTATTTACCTCCATTGTTGATTAGTGCGATGATTTTTTTCATTGATGGCTCGTAGATTTTCGGTGGCAGACCGAATCGGTTCTTGGTAACCAATCGGTCAGACTGTCCAACTACAAGCACACGCTGTGGTGGTCCATCTTCCTGTGCTTCGAGGCTTAGGTAGCCAACGATGTCTGGGATGGATGGAAGGGTACTCTTGAATGAACCAGGAAGCATTGCAGTGGTCTTGATTGCGCCACTGTTTTCATCCTTGTCATCAAGTGCATGGGCAATTAGGATACTCACGAATGGTGCAGTGTGGAACGCTCGGAAGATATCGTTAGCCCAGTTTTTTAGGTCTCCCCATTTACCGAACTTGTTGCCCTTGTTCTCTGGCTTCTCGCCAAAAGCTTTCTCTGCTCGGTCCATTACAACACCAATGGTGTCGATGATAACCGTCTTGTACTTGTGCTCTCCGCCTAGTAGCCAGTCGAACACTGCTTGGAACTGTTCGTGCTTATCGATGGAGATAACATCTACATCCTTGAAGTCACGAGCGATGGCAGACGAGCCACCTTCTACGTCAATCAACAGCACAGGTCCGAACTCTTTTACTTCTGAGATGGAAGCTGCAAGCCATGTCTTGCCTCGGCCAGCATCACCATAGATTAGGATGCTCTTCGGGGTATTCATTACTTCTGCCTTGTGAATCAACTTTAGAAAAGCTGGCTCCGGGAACGCTGTTGCCTTAGGTGCTACTGCTGGTGCTGGAATTACTTCACTCATTTATTTCCTCCTTAGGGAATTGGTGCTTTCTGAATATTATACCACATATGATTCTAGAAACCAAACAAAGCGTTTCTTCGGCGTGTCGCTATATGCCTACTGAGCACTTATAGCATTCGGTGTGTGGCGCATACGATTCTGGGTGAGCGCCATTTTCTAGTTCTGCCCATAGATTTGATACTCGATTCCATAGTGCAACTGCAAACGATTCATCATAGTCTACAGTGAATGTCCAGAAATCGTTGTCCGATGTTCCATCACGATTGATAAAGACCAGGGTGGTCTTGTCGATTGGAACGCCTGCACTGTTTGAACCCCATGCGTAAAGCTGCATCTGTCCGGTATACTTTTGGAGCGTGTATTCTGATGCCGAGTCGTGCTTGATGCCGTCTACAAAGTTCTGTAGTTTCTTAACCTTAGGTCTACTACTTGTCTTCCAGTCAATTAGATGACGAACACTAGGCAGAATAAGGTCAGGCTTAGAGCTGACAATACCATAACCGTCAATCTCTCCGAGCGTGATTTTACTCTCGATAAGAGCATCAGTGAATAGGCTGTCATCAGAGTTAGCAATAGCAGATTCAATAAAAGAATGGATGGCTGTACCAATTTTACCTCCTAAATAATACTTCTGTTCTGGTTGTGGTGTACCCACCAAAGCGTGGGCTAGGTGTCTGGTGCATGGGTCAGAGATGTTGCTTGCCCCAACCTTGTGTTGCTTGTCCCGGTCGGACTTCTGATTGAATAAACCAATCGTCAGTTCCTTAATTTTCATATCATTCAAACTCAAAAAGCATCGTCTCCTCTTCATCTTCTTGGTCAAAGTGAACCCCACCCCAGATGCCTGCTGTAATCTCAGCTGCAACTGCAAAGTCGTAGCACTGCTTTAGCAACGGGCAACCATAGCACATCTCTTCTGCATCTTGCACAGACATCAATGTAGAGTTGTCTGCCCAGAACTTAGGCTTGTTAGTACATGGTGTGATTGTTTCTCTTAGGCCTTCTTGTAGATTATCCCATAGTTCTTGTGCGGTGTCAAGTATCTGTGAAGATTCTAGCAGCTCAAATACCTGAGGCTTTTCTTTCTTTACCCTGGCAACTCCGTTGTTCTGTATCTTCTTCTCTTGATACTTCACTCGGGCGTATTCCTTTCGGCATTGGCGACAGACTCTGGCGTTATCAAAGGGTCTTATGAAAGTATTCTCTTCAGTATACTCATGGCCTTTGGCACAGTGTGAACCCCTTACTCGCTTCTTGCCCCATGGATTATGCTTACCGGCTTCCTCCCATTCAATCTCTGCCACTAGGGTTTGTCTCCGTTCAGTCTATTAATCTCGTCTTGCAAATACCAGATGGCTTTGCGTAGGTCTTGAATATCTTTATCGCTATCCTTGAGTCCGGCTCTCCAGATGTATTTGATAGCATTGCCGATGTTGAAGTTGCGGTGTCTGGTAATCTCAATGCACTCGATGCCACTCGGGTCTGCGGTGTAGTGGTCGGGACTATTTACTGGGTCACTCATTTGACTCCTTCGCTTTTAATCGGCATTGGGAACTGCACTTCGACAAGTTCCATTGGTGGGGTTGAGTACCAGTAGGCGATACCGATTAGGCAGACAATGCTGAATACTAAAACAAACCACCAGCCACTCATCTCATCTTCATGGTCGCTCATTTGACTCCTTCGCTAGCATGGCAACTACAGCCACAGATAAGATTCTCGTTCTTCGCTATGCAAGTGGCACAGTGTCCGTCTAGGCACCAGCCAAACTTATTCGTCATCCAGCATTAAGTCTTCGAGTGGGTCATACACAATAGACTGCACCTTGACTGCGAACTCAATCGGGTCAAGGTCCGTCTCCAGTAAATCCTTGAGAATGTTAATTCTAACACGAGCCTCTGACATTAATAGTTCTTCTGCCCACTGCTCTGGTGTCCACTGCGGTGGATACATGTCCTTCTCTCGCTTCCAAGATAGGTAGTTCTCAATCATTGTGGTATTAGACATGCTTTTCATACTCCTTAATAAGTTCGACGATTTGTTTCACTGGTCTCTTGATTGTCTTTAGTTCTTTTAGAATAGCTACTCGTGCCTCTAGTTTTGCCTTGTCCTGCATCTGGCTCCAGTGCTTTTGTAGTTGGTCATAGACCGGTGTGTCTTGCATGTCTCTCCTTAGATGTCGGTGTCGTAGTCATACTGATGTTGGTATTGCTTGCTTGGCACTCGTGTGCCTCGTGGCGCTGGTGTGTGGTCTAGGAATAGTGTCATGGTTGCTATGCCTTGTAGCATTGCACCAAACACAACCGCTCCAATAAATCCAAATACTGCAATAGCAAAAATCCAGTCAAAAATAATCATTTGTTATCCTTCCGTAAGGTTGCATTCATCTGCAACTGGTTGCGTAGTAGGTTACTTATCTGGCCTTCGTCGTAAGTGTCTCGGGCTACGATGTCGTAGACCTTGACAACTTCCTTCTGGCCTCGTCTGCGGATGCGGTCAAGCACCTGCTGATTCATTAGATTGCTGTCGCTGTGGGATAGCCACACGATAGTAGAACATACATCCTGCAAGCCGTCTACGCCCTCTGCGATAGCAGGGATTACGGCTACGATGTATTTCAACTTACCGGCAAGGAACGCCTGCTTGGCGGTCTCTCGCTGTCCTTGGCTAGCCTTTCCGCTCCACTCGAACGCTTGGTCGCCAAGTCTTCGCGCTACTAGACTAGCATACTTCTGGCTGTCGGTCAATAGCAACATGGCATCTTCTGGGTTGTCGTCAATGATTTCTTGTAGCGCCTTGAACTTCGTGCTTACTGCATCATCGGCAAAGATAACTTCGCCTTCATCTGTAATGGTCGGAACTGCCAAAGTAATCTGGCGTAGTCTGATTCGGGCTGCGATAGGGACTTCGGCAATCATTGGATTCTCGCCTAGCCATACAACTAAGTCCTTCTCGAACTTATCGTAAATCTTTCGCTGTGATGCGGTAAGGTCTACGAACCGTGTCTCCTCGACAACTTCTAGATTGTGGTTAGCCTCAAGCCTGATGTAGCAAGGCAAGCCGTTAGCAAAAGTTCCTGCTACTTTTTCCTTGACTACCTCAACTCCAGCAAAGGGTGAGTAGGCTGTCTGTGCATACTTCTCTACCCATTTCCAGAATGACTTATCAACTATCTTGGTGTCGCTCCAAAGCCACCGGCTTACTGCCCAGAACCCCTCGAACTTATTGCCCGATGGCGTTCCGCTCATACTGAGTTTGTATCCAGCCTTGAGTGTCTTTAGTTTAGTGAATGACTTGCTCTTGCGATTCTGTGCAAAGTGGCACTCGTCTACCATGGCGATGTCCGGCACAA